TATTTTTTAATAACAAATCATATACAGATAAAGTTTATAACAAAGCTATAGATGATATGATAAAAGATAAAGATAGATAATGGGATTTAAACTAGGTAAAAACAGAACTCCGTATATGCACGGTGGTAATATAACTTCTAAAATGCGTTTTGGTCAAGAAGCCGATAGTGACGCTTCTGTTCCTGGTACACCTATTATTAGAAAACCTTTAGGCGAAGGTATTGCTGGTGAAGCTAACATGGATGGTAGTATATATATAAATCAAAATATAGTTCCTGGTAGTGAAGAAGAAAAACAAGTTATAAATCATGAGATGCGCCATGCTACTGATATGAAAATAGGTAAACTAGCATACGGTGATGACTTTGTTAAATACAATGGTATTACCTACCCAAGAGTAACAATAAACGGTAAAGATATGATTGTAGTAGACGGTGTTGCAAAAGAAGCAGGTGATCATGATTTTCCTTGGGAAGTAGAAGCAAATGGTGGTAACGAAAATGTTTAAATAATAATAAATGGGTATACTAACTAAAATCGATGGAATACCTTTGTTTAGCGCTGAGTGGGAAGCTCTGCGTTGGGGTGAAAAGTTTAAATTAAAAGGAACGCACGTTCATTTTTTTAATGGAAGAAAAGGATGGATGTCAGGTGAAAATCATATTGAATTACAAAAAGTGTTTAAAGTTAGAAAAGATGACGTGCAAACAATGCAACCAATGCAAACTGCACAACCAATACAACCAGTACAGCCTATTGCGCAACCAGTTGCTCAACCTGTACAGACGCCGCAACCCATACAACAACCAGTACAACAACCAACATATACACCTCCAGCTTCAACACCTTCTGGTGGTGGAGGCGGTGGATATTAAAAATTAAAATATGATAGGAAATTTATTATCAAAAGGTACAGCAGAGCTAGTTAAAAACGTAGGTGGAGTTATAGATAACTTACATACATCTGCAGAAGAAAAACTAAATGCTGAAAGAAAAATTAAAGATATGATTATGGGTTACGAAGCTGAGATGCAAAAGCAAGTAACAGAGAGATGGAAGTTAGACATGAACAGTGATTCATGGTTAAGTAAAAATATAAGACCATTAGTTTTAGTATTTTTAGTAGTAGCAACAGTATTATTAATATTTATCGATGCTGGTGTTATTTCTTTTCAAGTGCAAGACAAGTGGACAGACTTATTACAATTAGTATTAATAACAGTGATCGGTGCTTATTTTGGCGGTAGATCACTAGAAAAAGTAAAAAAATAATGGGACAAAATTCAACAGAAGTAGCATATGGCTTTGGGCAAATGGGGTCTGTGTATAATAATACCGTATCTGCTATTACACCACCAACAGGAAAAGTGTTTGTAGCAATTACGTTTTTAACTGATACAACGTTAAATACAACTGATGGGCTAGTAGCTGATAATGATATTGCAAACGGTTTAGAATATGCTGGCACTGGAACAGCTGCTCATGATGCCGTGTTAACTCCTGATCGTGGAGAATCTGGTACAGGAGGTAAAGCTGTTGTTACAGCAACAACTTTTCCTAAAGGATTAACTATATATGGTCGATACACTAAAATAACAACAGTTACTAGTGGTGAATATATAGCTTACATAGGTTTATAATGTTAGGATTAGGCGTAGGATTTTATAAGCTAGCAGGTAATGATTATCCAGGTGGTGAGTTTGTACCTGATCAAATAGAAAACTTATCGTTATGGCTAAGGTTTAATACAGACGTAAGAGGTAGAGATGGTGAAGGTCAAACCATTACTTCACAAACAAGTCCATATCCTGATGGTGAAAAAATAAGCCAGTGGAACGATCAGTCTGGAAACAACAATCACGCGGCACAATCAAATTCTGTTGATATGCCTTTGTTTGAAGCAGACGAGCCTGGAGCAGTAAATTTTGCTGGTCAAACTAAGTTTATGGATTTAACTAGCAATATACAAATAGATGCTAATACAGATTTTACTGCTGTAGTGAGATTTAAATGTGTAGACTTTAGTACGCAAAGAGCTTTTTTTGGTTCTGCTACAGATGAATTTTTTAGGCTTCAAACAAACAAAGCTTTTAGGTTGAAAATAGGTAGTAGTAATAGTACGTTTGCAGAAGGATCTGCAACTATGGAAACAGATACTTATTATACAGCTATAGTAGTTAGATCTAACGGTAGCACTGGTAACGTAAATGTTTATGTTAGAGGTGGTGCTTATACTACAGCTTCTGGTAAGGACTGGGATGCAGCTGAAAACAGTACTAATACAGGTCAAATAGATTTTAACAATATAGGATCAGCCGCTGATGATGACAAAAATTTTAACGGATTTATAAAAGATGTAATAATATACGATGGTACAGCGGTAACAGCTGATCAAAGAGAGTTACTGTTTGATTATGTAGAATCACAATAAATAATAATAATTAAATTAAATAAAATGGCAAAAAACACAAGTAAAAAAATTAAAGAATTAAAAGGTATTAAACCTGAAAAAATTACTGACGAGCAGTTAAAAAAAGTTCAAGGTTTAATAAGTAGCGTAAACAAGCTTCAAATGGAAGTTGGTATTATGGAATCAAGAAAACATAATGCTCTTCATAATATAGCTGGTATTAACGATCAAATAACTATATTACAAAGTGAGTTTGAAAAAGATTATGGTACATTTGATATTAATATTGAAGACGGAACAATAAACTATCCAGAAAATGGCGAAGCTGATAAGAAAGATTAGTATAGGCAAAGACTATAAAAACGACGCTATGCACTATGCTGTTGGTCAAGAAGTTTACGGCGGTCATACTATTTGTGATATATTAGAAGAAGAAGATAAGTATTCTATTTATATTAGAAAAAATAAAAATGTATTACCTTGGAAAGACTTTAATAAAAACATGGCTGTATCTGTAGAATATAATCTAGAGTACTAATGAGAAGTGTTTACAACTATGTTGTAAAACCAAAAGGTAATAGATATAATAATAGCAAAAAAGTTGGTGATAAAAATTTAATACTTAATACTGAAATATTTAATCATCAGTATATTAATCGACAAGCAACAGTTATATCTACACCTATTATTGGTAATACAAATATTGAAATAGGCGATGACGTTATAGTACATCACAATGTTTTTCGTAGGTGGCATAACCAGCACGGTGAAGAAAAAAATAGTAGAAGTTATTTTAAAGAAGACACTTATATAATATCACAAGATCAAATATTTTTATACAAAACATTTTGGCAGTGGAAAACAATACCTGGTTTTTGCTGGGTAAAACCTATAAAAAACTTTAACAAGCTTGATATTGATCAAGAACAACCGTTAATGGGTATTATAGAATATGCTGATAAAGGTTTTAACAAAGGTGATCTAGTTGGTTTTACACCTAATAGTGAATATGAGTTCGTAATAGACGGACAAAAATTATATAGAGTTTTATCTAAATTTATTACAATTAAATATGAATATCAAGGAAACGAAGAAACTTATAATCCAAGCTGGGCACAAGGCAGTTGAAGAACTTATCAATGTAGCTAGAGAAAAGATTATTACTAATACAGAAGATGATGTTTCTGCTGATAGACTAAAAAATGCTGCAGCTACTAAAAAACTAGCTATATTTGACGCGTTTGAAATACTTAACAGAATACAAGAAGAAGAAAACTTGCTTGAGGGCAAAGCACCTGAAGAGAGAAAGGAAAAAGTCTTTAAAGGATTCGCAGAAGGTAGATCTAAGTAATGTACGAGCAAAGTTTAGTTAAGGTTATAGAGCCTGTAAAAAAAACTACAATTAGTAGACTTAATAAATCTAAAAAATGGAAATATGGATATAATAAAGAACACGATATTATCGTTATATCAAAAACTGGTAGAATCGGTGAAATACTTGAGATACAAAATCTGCGTATTGCGTTGCCAAAACGACCAGTGCAACTGCAAGCACACAAGCTAAATAAGTGGGTAAAACAAGAACAACCAAAAGAGTTATCAAGGCTTAAAAATATATTTGACTGGAGAGCATATCCAGAAGAACAAAAAGACAAATGGTTTGATTATATAGACGAAGAGTTTAAACGTAGAGAAGAAGGCTTTTGGTTTGTAAACAATAACAAACCAACATACATAACAGGTACTCATTATATGTATTTACAATGGAGTAAAATAGATGTAGGTGCACCAGACTTTAGAGAAGCTAATAGATTATTTTATATATTCTGGGAAGCTTGTAAAGCAGATAAACGATGTTATGGTATGTGTTATCTTAAAAATCGTCGTAGTGGTTTTAGTTTTATGTCATCTGCTGAAACAGTTAATTTAGCTACACTAGCGAGTGATAGTAGATTTGGTATATTATCTAAAACAGGTGCTGATGCTAAAAAAATGTTTACAGATAAAGTAGTACCAATTAGTATTAACTACCCATTTTTCTTTAAACCAATACAAGATGGTATGGACAGGCCAAAATCAGAGCTTGCGTATAGAGTACCAGCTAGTAAGTTTACAAGAAAAAAGATAACAGCTAACGAACAAGTTGAACACTTAGAAGGTTTAGATACAACTATTGACTGGAAAAATACAGGTGATAATAGTTATGATGGTGAAAAGCTAAACTTATTAGTGCATGATGAAAGTGGCAAGTGGGAAAGACCTGATAACATATTAAATAACTGGCGAGTAACTAAAACATGTTTACGATTAGGTAGTAGAATAGTTGGTAAATGTATGATGGGCTCGACCTCAAACTCATTAGATAAAGGTGGAGACAATTTTAAAAAACTATATAACGCATCAGATGTCACTAAAAGAAATAGAAATGGCCAAACAAAGTCTGGTTTATACTCTTTGTTTATCCCAATGGAATGGAACTACGAAGGATTTATTGATGAGTACGGAGTTCCAGTATTTACTACACCTGACACAGATGTCCTCGCCCCAGACGGTGAACTAATAGATGTAGGTGTAATTGATAACTGGCAAAACGAAGCTGATGGTTTAAAAGATGATCAAGATGCTTTAAATGAATTTTATCGCCAGTTTCCACGCACAGAAGAACACGCGTTTAGAGATGAAACAAAAAATAGTATATTTAACTTAGTAAAAATATACGAACAAATAGATTACAACGAAGAACTAAGTAATAGCTTAGGTGTAACACAAGGAAATTTTGCTTGGGTTAATGGTGTTAAAGATACTAGCGTTATATTTTATCCAGATCCAAAAGGTAGATTTAAAGTTAGCTGGACACCTAAACAACAACTACAAAATAGAGTGGTAATTAAAAACGGTATTAAATATCCTGGCAATGAACATATGGGTGCTTTTGGTTGTGACTCATATGATATATCTGGGACCGTAGATGGTGAAGGTTCAAAAGGGGCACTTCACGGACTTACTAAGTTCAGTATGGAGGACGCTCCAGCTAACAGCTTCTTTTTAGAATACTTATCAAGACCACCTACGGCTGAAATATTTTTTGAAGATGTATTAATGGCATTAGTATTTTATGGTATGCCAATACTTGCAGAGAATAATAAACCTAGATTATTATACTATTTAAGACGTAGAGGTTACAGAGGTTTTAGTATGAACAGGCCAGATAAAGTTTGGAATAAATTATCTGTTGCTGAAAAAGAAATAGGTGGTATACCAAACTCTAGCGAAGACATAAAACAAGCTCATGCAGCAGCTATTGAAATGTACATACAAGATCACGTAGGTATGAAACAAGATGGAAGCCATGGAGATCTTTATTTTAATAAATTGTTAAATGATTGGGCTAAGTTTGACATAAATAAAAGAACAAAGTTTGATGCTACGATAAGTAGTGGATTAGCTATAATGGCTTGTAATAGACATTTGTATGCACCAAACGTTAAAATTGAAAAACCAAAATTAAATATACATATTTCTAAGTATTCTAATAATGGAAATATGTCTCAAATAATCAAAGAATAAATATGGGATATTCTAATAAAAGTTATTTTCCTAGTCAAGTTGTAAGTGATGCTGAAAAGTTAAGTTATGACTATGGTTTAAAAGTCGCTAAAGCTATAGAAGCAGAGTGGTTTAATAATGATAGAAACTTAAATAGATATATGAATAGTCGTAATGACTTTCATAGACTAAGATTATACGCGAGAGGTGAGCAGTCAATACAAAAATATAAAGATGAATTATCTATTAATGGTGATTTGTCTTATCTTAATTTAGACTGGACGCCTGTTCCTATCATACCTAAGTTTGTAGATATAGTTGTAAACGGTATAGCTGAAAGAACTTATGATGTAAAAGCATATTCTCAAGATCCATATGGTGTTTACAACAGAACTGAATACATGAAGTCTTTATTAAAAGATATGAATAATAAAGATTTTAATGATGATATTGAACAAACTTTTGGTTATAATTTATATGAAAATGATCCTTCAAAATTACCAGAATCAGAAGAAGAGTTAGCGTTACACATGCAATTAACTTATAAACAATCTGTAGAACTAGCACAAGAGCAAGCTATCAATAAATTGTTTGAAGGCAGTAACTACGAGTTAATTAAAAAACGTTTTTATTATGATTTAACAGTTTTAGGTATTGGTGCTGTTAAAACAAGTTTTAATACTTCAGAAGGCGCTGTTGTTGATTATGTAGATCCTGCAAACCTTGTTTATTCATATACAGATTCACCTTATTTTGAAGATATATATTATGTTGGTGAAGTAAAACATATACCTGTTAATGAACTAGCAAAAGAGTTTCCTTTTCTAGAGCACGAAGATCTTGACGAGATAATGAAAAATAAATCTTTTTACAGATCTAATTATAATAATAATTATACTAGAGACAAAGAAGATACGAACACAATACAAGTTTTATATTTTAATTATAAAACTTATATGAACGAAGTTTATAAAGTTAAAGAAACTGGTACTGGCGCTGATAAAATAATTGAAAAAGACGATCAATTTAACCCACCTGAAAATAAAGAAGGTCAATATGCTAAACTACAAAGATCTATAGAAGTTTTATATGAAGGCGCTATAATACTAGGTACTAATAAGCTTTTAAAATGGGAGATGGCAAGAAATATGCTTCGTCCAAAAAGTGATTATACTAAAGTTAAAATGAACTACAGTATAGTAGCTCCGCGTATGTACGAAGGTAAAATAGAATCTTTAGTTGGTAGAGTAACGGGTTTTGCTGATATGATACAGCTTACACATTTAAAATTACAGCAAGTAATGTCACGTATGGTGCCGGATGGTGTTTATTTAGATGCTGATGGTTTAGCTGAAATAGATTTAGGTAATGGTACAAATTATAATCCACAAGAAGCTTTAAACATGTTTTTCCAAACAGGTAGTGTTATTGGTAGATCATTTACACAAGATGGTGATATGAATCCTGGTAAAATACCAATACAAGAAATAACTAGCGGTAGTGGTGGTAATAAAATGCAAGCTCTTATTTCTAATTATAATTACTACCTACAAATGATTAGAGATACTACAGGGCTTAACGAAGCTAGAGATGGTAGCATGCCAGACAAAAACGCTTTAGTTGGTGTTCAAAAACTAGCCGCGGCTAATAGTAATACAGCTACAAGACACATATTACAAGCTGGTTTATTTTTAACATCTGAAATAGCAGAACAATTATCTCTTAGAGTTTCTGATATACTAGAATATTCTCCAACAGCAGACGCTTTTGTTCAAGCTGTAGGTGTTCATAACGCCGCTACTTTAGAAGAAATATCTAGTTTGTATTTATATGATTTTGGTATATTTATAGAATTAGCTCCAGATGAAGAAGAAAAAGCAATGCTTGAAAATAATATACAAGTAGCTTTACAAAAACAAAGTATAGAATTAGAAGACGCTATTGATGTTAGAGAAATAAAAAATGTAAAACTAGCAAATCAAATACTAAAAATACGTAGAAAGAAAAAACAAGAAAATGATAGACGAATGCAGCTAGAAAACATACAAGCACAAACACAGTCTAACACACAAGCTGCACAAGCTAAAGCTCAACTTGATGTTCAAAAAAGCAAAATAATTTCTGAAAATGAAATAACGTTAGAGCAAGCAAGAGCACAAATGGAAGCTCAAAAAATGCAACAAGAAATGCAGTTTAAAAAAGAGCTAATGGAGTTAGAGTTTCAATACAATATGCAGTTAAAAGATATGGAAACTAAAGCAAAAAAATCTGCAGAAAAAGAAAAAGAAGATCGTAAAGATGAAAGAACAAGGATTCAAGCTTCTCAACAAAGTGAAATGATTGAGCAAAGAAATACTAATAAACCGCCTAAAAACTTTGAGTCTATAGGTAATGATATGATAGGTGGCGGTTTTGATTTAGGTGCTTTTGAACCTAGTTAAAATTATTAATTATTATTATATTATATTATGGAAGAAAAAAATGAAAACGTAGTTGAAGAAACTACACAAGATAACGTTACAAAAGTTAAAGTTGAAGAACCAAAACAAGATGATAACGTTATAAAAGTAAATTTAGACAAACCAATTAAACCAGAAGAAAATGAAACTAAAAAAGATAACGCTGACGACAGCGGAGTGGTTGCAGAGCCTAAAAATGCCGAGCCCGCACAAGAACAAAAAGAAATACAACCGGAAGCTGAAGCACAAGAAGAAACAGCAGTATTAGAAGAAATAACAGAAGATTCAACTGAAGAAGAAGTAGCAGAAGTAGAAGATAAAGTTGAAGAAGCTGTTGCTGAAGCAGAAGCTACAGGAAAACCATTACCAGAAAATATACAAAAGTTAGTTGACTTTATGGAGGAAACTGGTGGTGATATACAAGACTATGTAAAACTTAATCAAGATTATAGTAAATTAAGTGATACAGAGGTTATATATGAATATTATAAAAAAACAAAACCTCATTTAAATAACGAAGAAATAAACTTCTTAATAGAAGATTCTTTTTCTTATGATGAAGAAATTGAAGAAGAAAAAAATATAAAAAGAAAAAAACTAGCGTTTAAAGAGCAAGTTGCCAGCGCTAGAAGCCACTTGGACGGGCAAAAGTCCAGATACTATGAAGAAATCAAAGCTGGTTCAAAGCTTACGCCCGAACAACAAAAAGCTTGGGATTTTTTTAATAGATACAACAAAGAGTCGGAAGAAAATAAAAAAATAGCAAAAACACGATCTGAAGTTTTTAAATTAAAGACTAATAAAGTTTTTAACGATAAGTTCAAAGGTTTTGAATATAACGTCGGTGATAAAAAATTTAGATTTAACGTAAACAATGCTGAAGAAGTTAAAACAACACAAAGCGATATAAGCAACTTTACTAAAAAGTTTTTAGATAAAAACGCTACATTATCAGATGCTAAAGGTTATCATAAATCACTTTTTACAGCTATGAATGCTGATGCTATTGCAAAACACTTTTATGAACAAGGTAAAGCTGATGCTATGAAAGCAAGCGTTGCTAAAGCTAAAAATATTGATATGAATCCAAGACAAGCTCACGGAGAGATTAATATTGGAGGTATGAAAGTAAAAGTATTAGGTGATAATTCTTCTGATTTTAAATTCAAAATTAAAAACAATAAATAACATTTAAAAATTAAAAATTATGGCAATTTCAAATCCTGGTGGTTTGTTAAATAGTGTTCCTGCTCCACAGCAACAAACACTTTCAACAAATTACTTAGACTTTACCGGTGGTGCAAACGACTGGGCACAACAATACCTGCCAGACTTGATGGAAAAAGAAGCTGAGGTTTTTGGACCTCGTACAATTTCTGGTTTCCTATCACAAGTTGGTGCAGAAGAGGCTATGACATCCGATCAGGTTGTTTGGTCTGAACAAGGTAGATTACATCTTTCGTACAAAGGTAAAATAGCAACTAATGATGGTACAGGTGGTTCTGGACCTGCTGGTGCTAACGCTGGTACTGGTGCTACTACTAGAGTAACTATTGAATCTGATATTGATGAAACTGCAGGTTTTACAGCTACTAAACACGGTATTAGAGTTAATGATACTGTTATTATTTCAAACTCTGATGGTATTTTCAAATGTTTAGTTGTAACAGCTGCTGCTGGTTCAGCTACGATAGACGTTTCTCCTTATGGACAAGCTAACTTAGCTGATAACAATACTAGTAAAGGTACTACTATATTAGTTTATGGTTCTGAGTTTGGTAAAGGAGTTTCTTACATGACTGGAGGTACTGCTACTACTCAAGAAGATGGTAGACGTGCTAATGAACCTGATTTTAAATCTTTTACTAATAAACCTATTATTATGAAAGATTACTACGAAGTTTCTGGATCTGATACATCTAGAATTGGTTGGGTTGAAGTTTCTACTGAAGCTGGTCAATCAGGTTACTTATGGTATCTAAAAGCTGAAGCTGATACAAGAGCTCGTTTTGCTGACTACATTGAAATGGCAATGTTAGAAAGTGAATTGAACGCTGCGGCTTCTTTAGCAGATGGTAACAATCTTATTGTAGGTTCTGAAGCTGGTGCTGGAAACGTAGGTACTGAAGGTTTATTTGCGGCTATAGAATCAAGAGGTAATATTACTACTGGTGTAACTGGTGTTAATGCTGCTACTGATTTAGCTGAGTTTGATGCAATACTTGCTGAGTTTGATAAGCAAGGTGCTATTGAAGAGTACATGATGTTTGTTAACAGATCAACTAGCTTAGCTATTGATGATATGTTAGCTTCAATGAACTCTTACG